CTTAACTGTAAGCATTGAAGAATTAGGTCGTGAGTTAGACTTTGACAACTTGAGTAGGGGAGAACGCAATCGTTTGATCCTCAGTTTAAGTTGGAGTTTCCGTGATGTATGGGAAAGTCTGTATCAACCTATCAACTTGTTGTTTATCGATGAGTTAGTAGATTCGGGTATGGATGCTTCGGGTGTAGAAAACAGTTTGGCTATTCTTAAGAAAATGAGCAGAGAAAGCAACAAGAGTATCTGGCTTGTCAGCCACAAAGACGAATTGGCTGGGCGTGTAAATAATATTTTAACTGTAGTCAAAGAAAACGGATTTACCAGTTATACAACGGATGTAGAAGTTGTATAATAATCAGAACTTATAACTTATAAACTATTATGGCATAATTAAAATACACATGGACGTAGAACAAATCCCCAATGACTTGGCTGTATGAAGGTAAAGATATTGACCAATTACCCGAGGACTGTGCTGGATTTGTATATCTCATTACAAACTGTGTATCAGGGCGCAAATACATAGGCAAAAAACTAGCAAAATTTAAAAAAACAACAACAAGAACTGTAAAATACAAAAATGGTAACAAACGCAAAAAGAAGATTCGATCACAAGTCGATTCTGACTGGCGCGAATATTATGGCTCTAATTTGGAACTAATCGAAGACGTAAAAACATTAGGCAGTGAAAATTTTACAAGGGAAATACTATACCTTTGTAAGAGTAAAGCAGAATGCAGTTACGTTGAAGCAAGAGAACAATTCCTAAGACGTGTATTAGAATCAAATGAATATTATAACGGACATATACAAGTCCGTGTCCATGGCTCCCACATCTTAAACAAAATCAGTAACGGCTAGCACAGGCTAATATCGTGTGCGTTGGACCTGACTCATCGGAGGACAGGGTGGCAAGTCTCTGCGCTGTACAGAGCACTCAACTACTATCCTTAACAGGACGAAGATCGCAAACTGCCGCGGTTTAGTTGTTTGAACAGGTTTTAAAGGCAAAAAAGACGCTGCCGCGGGGCAGCACGTTTATACAGAATGTTAGCGTATTCAGTATAAGCCGCCGTTGTAATAAAGACGGGATGAGTAGGTACCGGACAACCGCCTACGTAATGTTACATAAATGTCGCATTAAACTGCTTAATGCTACATAAAGATGACATTATAGTCCTAACGCTAATGACTGTGCTACTCGGATGATGCACTTACTTTGCCCTGTCTGGGCAAAGTGTGACTGATTTATCTGGATGATACTACTATCGCTTCGCTCTTTAAGAAAGAAAATATCACTGAGCGACTAGCGAAAGTGATAGATGTGCTTGCACATCTTTTAATAATCAAAAAAAAAGACTGTTTGGCCAACAGTCTTTCTTGTCATTGATTTAGGAATAACTTATTTGTTTTTCCAAATAGAGTACAATACCCAAATTGCGACAAGACCAACTAAGCCTTGTGCTCCTAGAGCAGCAATAATACCTGTAACGTTACTGATAACGCTGGTTGCTGGCATAAATGGGATAGCGGCTCCTTTAAATAGTATTTCTACTACAATTGCTAGAGCAATTACGCTTACGCCTAGATCGGCTAAGCCTTGGGCCCATCCTCTGATTTTACCAATAATTTCCATTTTTTTCTCCTTCCGTTTTTTCGAACGGTAAAGTTATATATGGAGTAATGAACAGATTTTGTAAGGTAGTTTTTCGATTTGCAAAACGAGATACTTATAAGACCATTAGAAAAATGGCATTCCTGTTTCTTTTGCAGTTTCTAAGTTTTCTTCGATTATTTTGTTAATAATCTCTCGATCCTGAAATCCCATGGTCATACCATCTTCATAACTGACAGCGCCTCGCATATACCAACACAGGGTTAGTACGGACTTCTTTAAGGCTTTTGACTCTTTTTCGTAGCTGTCCACTAATGCTACAATTTCTTCATTGGGCAGGGTCAAAAGCCTTAGGCGAAAAAATTGCTAAGTTCAAACAGTAATGGCGCTCGATATTGATGCTGACAGGTTTCACTTTCGCAGGTAACTTCCAAGTTTTGCAGTCTGTTTTCTTCTGACAGCAGATCTATTCTTTCTTTAACTGCTGTAAAAATTTCTTTGTCACAATTACTAAAGAAATCTCTGATATAGGCTGTGTTTTCTACTCGCTCATTGTCTGCAGTTTTGATCATTACTACACTGTCTGCTACTTGTTCTACTGTGATATTCAGTAAAGTGTTAAACATTTTTGCAAACTGTACCATCTTTTCATCGTCGCTGATCTTGTCATTGGCCACAGTTTGAATCAATCTTTGCTCTTCGAAATTACGCATACTGTTTTTGTTAAAAGTTTCGTAATTGTTGGGTTTAATAAAGATTTCCAAGTCTTTGACTTGAATGCTTTCTTCAAATTTTGGACAAGTAATCACACTGCTCAAATAACCTAAATCAGCTATGTGCTCATTTTTATTGTTACATTGAGGACATACGCTGTTAAATTCCATTTCGTTGCCATAAGTGGCCTGCCTGATAGCAATTAATATAGCGTCTAAGTCTACAACAGGTGCGTGCCAAGCATTTTTAATGTTAGGCATACAACTTTGTATAACATCAACCGTGGCCTGACCGTTTAGCAGTGCATCGGGAGTTTTCATTGCTAGTTCATCTTTGGCAGTCATTGAGTATACTGGAAGTTCTCCAGTCTGCGGCCAGTCAATGCTGTTTTTAGGCCACCACTTGCCGCCGCTGGGCAATTTTAAATAAAGTTGTGGCTGTCTGTAGTGTTTTTGTAATGGATTTGAACTCATAATATTAGGCGGTTAGAATACCATAAATATACTAATACTTATCTGGCAATATACCACTGACAAAATATGGATGAAGACGACTTAAAAGAAGTTCTACAAAGGTTCATGCAAGGAACCGATAACCTTAGTGGTGCTGCAAATACTGTAAGCGGCAGACTACTTCAATTGGCAAGAAGTAGCAGTGCTGCCAGTGAAGCCACAGATGCAGAAACAATGTCTAAGAAAAGGTCTGTGGCTGCTGCTGATGGATTGGTTGCCGGATTTAAAGGACTAGCCAATGCCGCTGGCACAGTGATATCAGGTATGGTCAGCGTTCCTGCTGCAATGGCTACCAGCACCGAAGCATTTACCGCAGTAAAACCAATGGTCGGTTTGTTTACTAGTGTTTTGTCCACTTTGAGTTCGGCTGTCTTTGATGCTGTAGGTGGATTTACTAAGTTCATTCCAATTTTAGGAAATGTTGTCGAAGGACTTCAAAAATTAGGTGAAGGTGTAATTAGGCTTGCTGGTGAAGCCATAAACTTCCAGTTGGATGCTACACAACGTTTAGTTAATAACTTTAATCAACTGTCAAAAGCAGGTTTAGTATTTGGAGCAAGTCTGGAACAGGCCAAAGCAGCAGCCGCTGCTGGCGGACTAAGTCTGCAGAGTTTTACCAGTATTGTCAGTAATCAAGCAGCTAACTTGGCACTGTTAGGTGGCAACAGTGAGCAAGCAGCAGTGGCATTAGTAGGCGCTGGTAAACAGATGAGCGCTGGTCTTAGAACAATATACGGTGGCTTTGAGGGTTTGAATACAGAGTTAATTGAAACTGTGGCACTACAGTCACAGTTAGGTGTACGTCAGTCACGGAATCAGCAAGAGTTGGCAGCAACAACAGAACCATACTTGCTTAATTTAAAAGAAATTAGTTTACTAACAGGCAAAAGCACACAGCAAATTAGGGACGAGCAAAAACAGCGTTCTCAAAGCGCAGCATATCAAAATGCTTATGCAAACGCCAGTGCAGATGCACAAAAGAACTTGACTAACACATTAAGTCAACTTACTCCACAGGCAGCAGCATATGCACAAGAATTGTTTGCAGCCCAAGCAGTTGGTGCAGATATTACTAGTCAGACTAATTTAAGATTGCAGGCTATGGCACCTGAGCTAACTGATAAACTGAGACAGTTAATTGCACTGAAAGATTTACCTCCAGAAGAATTTGCTAAGAGGCAAGCACAGTTGCTGCAAGACGTAGGCCAAGCAGGAAAAGATTTGCAAAAAACTTATGGATACGAACTGTTCTTGCAGAGTGCTGGTAGAGGCCCGGAACTGTTTAACTTGTTAAATTCTTCAATTAGTGAATTAACAAGCCAGTCTAACAGACTTGCAAGTGCTGTAGAAGCACAAGCCAGTGCTGCCCAACGTTTGTCTGGTATTCAAAATACTTTTACAACCACAATTGATGATGTTAATACTGAGTTACTTAAATTACAGTCTACTATTGAATCTATAGCATTAGGTAAATTTCAAACCACTGCAGATATTGTAAAATTAAGTATTGAAGGTGCTCAACTTTTGAGCGCTGGCCTAGATAAAATCACTGATTTATTAGCAAAGTTTGTTCCTTCGACAGGGACAACTCCCCCGCCTACAACACCAGGAAGTCCTGTCGGCACTGGTCCAGGAACTGCACAAGAGCAAAGTCAAGTTCCCCAGACTGCTACTTCGACAGTTGGCAGTAATTTACCAAATCCTGCTAGTGATGTACGTACACAAGCATTTCAACAAGCAATGACCGAACTTGCTAGAGGGCAGAAACAACAGGTAACATTACAAGAAGACACTAATCAATTGTTAAGAAGACTTGTGCAGGCTGCATAATCTAGGTAAATATAGTACTAAAGAGACAACGAATGGCTTGGAAAAAATATTTTAGAACCGCAAACACCAGTGGCGCACTGAGTCCAATCAGTAGCAGTCAAAGCGGGCAGTCCAATACTTTTAACTACAGAAACTTCCAAAGTAACTTACCAGAAGTTTACATTGGACATCCAAACCGTATTGAACGTTACAATCAGTACGAACAAATGGACATGGACAGTGAAGTAAATGCTGCATTGGACATTCTTGCTGAGTTCAGCACACAGACCAATGATGAAAACGGCAGCACATTCAAGTTCTTTTGGAAAGACAAACCCACTGACAGTGAAGTTAAGATTATCAGTGAACAACTGCAACAGTGGATCAGTTTAAACGAATTAAATAAACGTATCTTTAAGATGTTCCGTAACACTATCAAGTACGGAGACCAAGTTTTTATTAGAGATCCAGAAACTTTTAAAATGTTCTGGGTTGAAATGAGTAAGGTTACTAAAGTTATTGTCAATGAAGCAGAAGGCAAAAAACCCGAGCAGTATGTGATCAAGGACTTGCAGCCAAACTTTATGAACTTGACTGCAACCACTGTAAACGCCAGTGATGTAGCAGTTAACCATCCGCAGGTTGGCGGTCCCAGTGGCGCTTACATTCAGCCAGCAACTCCTTACAGTGGAGGCACACGTTTTAGTCATGCACAAAACGAAACAACAGTAAACGCCGAACACATTGTACACATGAGTCTAACAGAAGGTTTGGACTTTAGTTGGCCTTTTGGCAATTCAGTTTTAGAAAACGTGTTTAAAGTGTTCAAGCAAAAAGAACTGCTTGAAGACGCTATTATTATCTATCGTGTGCAACGTGCGCCAGAGCGTAGAATCTTTAAGATTGACGTGGGTAACATGCCTAGCCACATGGCCATGGCATTTGTGGAGCGTGTAAAGAACGAAGTACACCAACGTCGTATTCCAACACAGACAGGTGGTGGTCAGAACATGATGGATGCCACATACAATCCACTGAGCACCAACGAAGACTTTTTCTTCCCACAGACTGCGGACGGCAGAGGCAGTAGCGTAGAAACACTACCAGGTGGACAGAATTTGGGCGAGATCACAGACTTGCACTTCTTTACTAACAAACTGTTTAGAGGCCTACGTATTCCGGCCAGTTATTTGCCCACAGGCTTAGACGATGGTACCAGCAACCCCAACACATTCAGTGATGGTAGAGTAGGCACTGCACTTATTCAGGAATGGCGTTTTAATCAGTACTGTATGCGCCTACAACGTATGATTGCTGAAAAACTAGACCAAGAGTTTAAGATTTTCCTACGTTGGCGTGGTATTAACATTGACGCTAACCTGTTTGATTTACAGTTTAATGAGCCACAGAACTTTGCCAGTTACAGACAGGCTGAAGTTGATGGCGCAAGAATTGGCAGTTTCACTCAGTTAGAGCAGTACCCATATTTGAGTAAGCGTTTCTTGTTGACACGTTACTTGGGTCTAACTGAAGAAGAACTATCGGAAAATGAACGTATGTGGCGTGAAGAACAGGGCAACAGTTCGGAAGCGCCAGTTGAACAAGCCGGCTTACGTAGTGTAGGCATTAGCCCTGGTGGACTAGACAGTGACTTAGAATCTGCAGCAATTCCTGAACTACCACCTGAAGAAGGTGGAGCAGCAGGGGTAGGACCCGCCACCGCAGCGCCTGCAGGCGCTGCACCAGCAATTTAACCAAATTTTTAGTAAATAACAGTATGCACTTGCAAGAACTTTATAACAAAACACCAGAAGGTTATTATTCTGAAAAAGACGATAACACTGCTATTAAGGCCACGGATACACGTAAAACACGTTTAACTTTGGATAGAATTAATAAATTACGTGCCATGAATGATACACGTAAGTTAGAGCACGAGCAGATGCTAGATAAAGTGTCTAAACAGTATCAACCACCACAACAAGCCGCTGGCGGCGGACTTGGCTTATAATTAGCCACTGAAATCATTCAAAAAATGCCTATTTAACCCATAAAATGCGTATATTCTGTAAATAACTATACAGAATTTTAAACCCATGGTTTTTTATAAGGAAACAAACACATGAGCAAATATGAACAACTAATTGAGTACATCATTAACGAAGACGAAGATAAAGCACGTGAACTTTTCCACAGCATCGTTGTAGAAAAGAGCCGTGAAATCTACGAATCATTAATTGATGAGCAAGACCTAGAAGAAGTCGGTGGTGATCAAGTCGCCAATATGGTAGACGAAATCACTAGGGATGAAGAAGGTATGGCTGAAGCCGAAGACGACGACATGGAAATGGATGACGAAGAAGAAGTCGAGATGGACATGGACGACGAAGGCGGCGAAGAAGAAGGCGATGAGGAAGGCGATGAGGACGGCGACGAAGAACTCGAAGACCGTGTTATGGACCTAGAAGACGCACTTGACGAACTAAAAGCAGAATTTGATGCTTTGATGGGCGACAAGGGTGAGGAAGAAGGCGACATGGACATGGACATGGGCGGTGACGAAATGGCAGAAGTTGCTATGGAAACCGAAGAAGTTGCTGAAGAAGAGGAAGTTGCAGAGGAAGAGGAAGTTGCTGAAGAGCAGGAGCCTCAAGTTGCTGAATCCAAGAAAAGTC